TCTCGTTGAAAATATCTATATCTTGTGGTGATGCGTATTCCATCTTCTCCACGTCTGCGGGATTGATTTTATAACAGCATACATTTCCGCTTGGAATTATCTTGTAGGTATGCTTGAAGTTTTCATCAATATCTATATCAATATATGCTGTATCTAAAGACCACACTCTATTTTCCATATATTCATCATCGTCATTTCCCGTATATTTATATGCCTCGTCATAGAAGTTGTTAAATGCCTCATTCTTTATCTCCTTGTCATTTGCGAGCATCAGCGAGAGGTCATAGTAATATTTCCAATAATTGTTTTTTTGAAGCTCCGCAAATGACATCACGATCTCACCAACATTCTTAACTTCCATATAGACCTTGTCTCCATGTTTGGCGAATAGATGATAGTCGCCACTTATCCCGATACGATGCGTCAAAGCTTCAGGATCATTATAAAGATAGGCATACGCAACATATATTTCCTGAGAAAATACGCCAGTACATTCGGTGCCGTTTGCGATTGTCTGGTAAGTTCTTGAAGTGTCACTCATCGTGGTAGCTTTCTTTTTGGTTTGTTTTGGTTTTTCGCGATCTCTATATTCAATCTCTGTCTTTTATATATAAGGAGTATAATCAATTTTTACATTATAAAAATAAAAAATATATAAACACACAACATATACGCTATGCTTATACTGCTTACTCAGCTAATAGGGCGTCGCTTTCTTCTTTAGTTGTAATATACTCGTATTTATCACCGATACTAACAATATTATATATTTTTGTTAAAATATCGTCGTTCATACAATATTTAGCATTAAGAGTTGCGAGATTGAGGATATGCTTCTTATTCTCATTCATTACATACTCATCGGCAATGTTTTTGTAGATCACCGACCTTTTTAGAAAATATCCCATTCTTACATCACTACGACATATATATATTTTTCTAAAGATTTCCAGTCCTTGCCGTGAGGTGTATTCCATTTTATCAAAGTCAAATGGATTAACTTTATAATAACATACATTTCCGCTTGGGATTATCTTGTAATTTTTTTTATTATTGGTTTTGTCAATATCTAAATCGATATAGGATGTTTCAAGAGACCACGCCCTATTTCCGGTATATTCATAAATCTCGTCATATGCTTTGTTAAAAGCTTCATTCTTTATAACTTTATGCTTATCTTTTGCGAGGAGAAGTGACAATTCATAGTAAAACCTCCAATATTTATTCTGCTGAAGTTCAGCAAATGAAATCACAATCTCGCCTACATTTCTAACTTCCATATAGACCTTGTCCCCGCTACGGAGAAAGAGGTGATAATCACCTATTATACCGTTGCGATAAACTTTAGAATTCGGCACATTATAAATATAGGAATACGCTTCATATTTTTCCTGACAAAACACACCAGAACATTCGACATTTGCGATTGTGTGATAAGTGCTCATCGTCTTTCGCTTGTTCGCGCAACTTGTTGGGTTGGGTTCGCTTGTTCGCAACTTGTTGGGTTGGGTTCGCTTGTTGATTCTCTATATACTCGATTTGAGTTCGTTTGACTTTGGCAAATCGGTATATCTCTGTTCTAATATTTACAGATCGCAATCAATTTTTTAATAATAAAAGTAAAATAAGAACATATATTGTTAATAACATTTAGAATATTCAAAGGTTAATAAATAAAAATATACAACATAAATATACTCATATACATTCCTTTAAGTAGCGAGAACCACTTTACTTACTCTTCTAATATCTGGGCGTCGCTTTCTTCATTACTTGAAATATATTCGTATTTATCACCGATACTAACAATATTATATATTTTTGTTAAAATATCGTCGTTCATACAATATTTAGCATTAAGAGTTGTGAGATTGAGGATATGCTTTTTATACTCATCGGCAATGTTCTTGTAAATTACCGATCTACTTGAAAACCACTTCACCCTTTCAAGTCCGTTCATATATCCCAGCTCAAAGCGTTCAAGTTCTTGCTGCGTGGAGTATTCCATCTTCTCCAAGTCAAATGGGTTTATTTTGTAATAGCAGACATTCCCGCTAGGGATTATCTTGAAGTTTTTGAAGTCGATTTGGTCAATATAGGCAGTATCCAAAGACCACACCCTATCTCCTGTATATACTCTACCCGCCGTATATCCATATATCTCGTTATAGAGCTTTTTGAATGCTTCGTTCTTTATCACTTTGTGCTTGTCATTCGCGAGCATAAGCGAAAGGTCATAGTAGTATTTCCAATACTTGTTTTTTTGTAGTTCAGCAAACGAAATCACAATCTCGCCTGCATTCCTAACTTCCATATAGACTTTATCTCCGTGTTTGGCGAAGTGGTGATAGTCGCCGCGACAAGACATATAGTTAGGCGCATTATGATAGGGACGCATTTCTTGTATTCGCTGGCAAAACACGCTAGTACATTCGGTATCTGCGATTGCGTGGGAAGTACGGGTGTCACACATTATCTGGTCGCTTTGGGTTCGCTTATTGGAGTCGCTTATTGGAGTCGCAATATAAACTCGATTTAACTTTGGCAAATCGGTATATATCTTGTTCCAATATTCAAACAAAGCAATCAATTTTTACGTTTTTAGCCTATTAAACACAATCAATTTTATAATAATGTGTAAAATATTTATCAGTAATATTCTTTTAGTAGCGTGGCAAGAACTTTGGTTGTAGTGTCCTGCTTTGCCGCACAGGTAACATACTATTATAAGGGTTCTTATTTGCTACACCCTTTGGTGACGAGCCTTTTGAAGCTTGTATGCTTTTAGACTGTGAGCCCTTTGGTGGCGAATTCCTGCTCCGAACAGGAATCCTAACAGGAATCCTAACAGGACCCATATCTATTTTTGGCGGCTTTTCATATAATGCTCACACAGTCATATTCATCATATTCATATTTATATCTCTGTATATTATACAAGTTTTTATTTTCTACTTACTTCAGTTACTTCAGTTACTTTATGATATTTAAGAAAAATAAAAAATATATACATATATTCATCGCGCATTAATTAGTATCCTATGCTAGCCACGAGGTGGAAATGATTTGCGTTCGTTCGAACAAGATTTTTGTAAATTATCATAAGTAGGTCTCTATTCATATCTTCATTTTTTTCATATAGTGCGATGACACTTAGAACATTCTTTCTATCCTCCACTTCAAACTTGAAGTATGTGGAGAGTTCTTCGATTTCTTCGTTCATTTCATCCATCTTTTTAGTTTGATATTCAATTGCGAGGTTATTGTAAACGTCACACTTCGTTTCAAAGACCTCGATTAAAGACATATAATTCATTCGGAATACTTCCAAATCTTCTTGTGAAGTGTAATCCATATTCTCCAAGTCGTAGGGATTGATTTTGAAATACGCGAGTTTATCATAGGTGTCACGAATACCCTTATCTCCGTATCTGTGGAGTTCATTATTCACTATATAATTAGTGTCGATCCACCAATGCCTCGCCGTATCATATAATATATAATCGCAATAATCACTGCTAAATCGTAGTTCCTGTGCCACAATCTGCTTGTCATCCGCGAGCATCAGCGACAGGTCATAGTAATATTTCCAATACTTGTTTTTTTGTAGTTCTTCGTATGTAATCACGACCTCTCCGACACCCTTCACGTCCATATAGATCTTGTTGCCATATCGGATGAAAAGATGATAGTCGTAATCATAGTTGTTATTCAAGTGCCATATATCAACAAAGCCTGTGAATTCGACATTTGCGAAGGTGTGATAAGCATAATTCCTGCTCGTCTCGATAGAGCTGTTCATTGTTTGTTTGCGTTCGTTTGAAGGCTGGTTTGCGTTCGTTTGAAGGCGGCAGATTGCGTTCAGAGTTGCTTTCGGTTTGAATGCTATCTTTTGGCAATATCGGCAAATATAAAGGGTTAACATTTATAATCAACTTTATAATACTAATGCGTAAAATAGGACATATTTATCTATTTATTTGATAATTCCATTATTTATTTATTTATATTATAATATAGATATTCTATATAAATAGAGAAGGAAGATAAACGCTATGTAGAAAGTATATTTACAATAGATACATATAGTCCCCGTGCTATAACCAAGTTTTTACTACTTTTTATTCTTCTTCTATAAAAAATTGATACTCTGTCATCGTAAAGAATAAATAAGATACCTATATAAGGAAACCTATGCTAAATGAGAAGCAGAAGTTGGCAGTAGAACAAACGATGAATGGCGATAATATATTAATTACCGGACCAGCAGGTACCGGAAAATCCTATACTATCAAATATATTATAGAGTTGTTAAAAACTCAAAATAAGAATATAGGGCTTACAGCAACCACAGGGACAGCAGCGTTTATTATTGGCGGACAAACGATCCATTCTTTTATGGGTATGGGGATCGGCGAGGAGACACTCGCAGAAATCTTTATAAAGATTAAGAACCGTTCTACTATCTATAGGACGCTCGCAGAATTGGATGTTTTAATCATTGACGAGGTATCTATGATGGACACGTCTTTATTTGAGAATATTTCAGAATTACTTTGTTATGTTAAATCACATCACTTGAAAAATGAAGGATTATTGCGAAAACCATTTGGAGGAATACAAATTATTTTTATAGGGGACTTTTGCCAGTTAGCGCCGGTGAATGGCACGTATTGCTTTTTGTCCGCATTATGGAAAGACGCGTGTATTAAAGTTATTATGTTGGATGAACTGGTACGACAGAATGATGATGTCTTATTTCAAAAGATACTACAGATTATCCGGAAAGGTAAATGTACCGAAAATATTTTGAAAGTTTTAAATGCTCTCCGGAATACGCAGTTTGACGACGAAATAATACCTACGAAATTATATCCTAAAAATGTGAATGTTGATAGAATAAATGATATGGAAATAACCAAGTTAAAGGCTAATGGTTATAAAAGGTGCCTATATAAGGCGGAGGCGAGCAAGGGAATTGAATTGAGTCAGGCTAATATCGCAAAATATGATGTAGAATTAGTAGAGAACGCACAGGTAATCGTAACACGAAACATAGACATCGGCAATGGTGTTGTGAATGGTATGCGAGGTGTCGTTAAGAAACTGTTTAATGACTTTGCGATTGTGAAGGATTGCGAGGGTAATCTTCATACGATAGCGTATTATAAGGATGTGTTTGAGAAAACGAAGTCGTCTATTCTACATCTGCCACTTAAGGTATCGTACGCCCTGTCTATCCATAAGTCGCAAGGGATGACGATAGACGCTCTAGAGATTGATTTGGGGGACAATATATTTACGTGTGGACAGGCATATACCGCATTATCGAGGGCAAAAAGTTTGAGAAGCATTCGGGTAATGGATGTATCAAAAGACTCGTTTAAAATAAACCAATATGTGAAAGCGTTTTACAATAATATATAATAATATAATATTACTTTGTAATAAGATGTATATATAGGAATATGAAAACGATTCGAATAGGAACTTATAAAACGGGGTTCGCGTATTACAAGGTGAAAGGGAAGGGAAAGGATGAAGAAAAGACAGAGATCACGGACATCGACGCAATAGAAAAGATTAAAGAATTGAAAATACCGCCTGCATATGAAAATGTAACAATTTTAAATAATAAAAAGATTATAGCATTCGGATATGACTCAAAGAACCGAAAGCAGGTGCTCTATCATCCGGCGTTTATCGCGAAACAGAATAAAAAGAAATACAATAAGATTTCGGCATCCATTCATTTTTTTTCCAAATTAAAGAGGAAAGTAGCCGAGGATTTAAATCGTGGCGATGAAAAAACGGTGGCGATCGCTGTAATTGTCACACTTATATTAACATGCGGGTTCCGGATAGGCAACAAAAAATACGAAAAGGATAATAACTCGGTGGGACTAACAACGTTAAAATACAAGCATTTACAGTTTCAAGATAATAAATTCATTATTGACTTTATCGGGAAAAAAGGAGTTCGTAATGTGGCGGAATGCGACAACAAGATAATCTATGCCTATCTATATCAAAAGAATAAAGATAATAATGATCAGAAAGAAGCATATATATTTCGGTATGAAGGGGACAAGGTGATCACCTCAAATGACGTGAATGAATATCTGAGAGTAATCAGTGCTCCATATTCCATTGCGATCACCACAAAGGACTTGCGGACGTGGAATGCGAATATGCTTTTTTTAACCTATTATAAGAAGTTACAGAAGCAGCGAAATCTAAAACGTCGTCGCTCTGTTAATGCGGACGCGAAGACGGATGCTGACGCTGACGCAAATGCGAAAGATAACGAGAAGGATATTAAAGGGGCGATTGAGATGGTTGCTCATAAATTACATAATAGTTATAGCATTTGTAAAAAAAGTTATATAGACCCGAAAATAATAGAGAATCTATTACATAAAAAATGATATTAATATAAGATTTATATAATATAGAATATACAAGATAATATGGATATCAATATTGTAATTCATAATTTGAAGGAGATGCTCAAAAGTCGCGGAGATGATATAACACTCTTTGAAGAGCACGAAGCGTCGATCGAAAAAGATAAATATGACAGCGATGCTTGTTGTATAGAGTTTGAAACATCACATACAACGCTGATTTTCGCTTTAACCAAAAAGACGCGAAAGAATATTATTGACGAATTGAAGGACGATGATACGAATATCGCGGGGTTTGTAAAAAAACACAAGGGAAAACAAAATATAATCCTTATCTTTAACAATGACACGATATCGCTCCCCCTTATATCGCAACTTAACAAGTATGATAAATTATTCCAAAAGAGCGGAGGAATGCTTCAATATTTTCAGGTGAAGCAACTTATGTTTAACCCGACGAAGCACGAATACGTCCCGCAACACATTAAACTAACCGAGAGTGAAATCGCCGACTTTATGAAAAAGTATATGATACGGAGCAAACTAGATATGTCTAGAATCTACCCTACCGACCCGATAGCAAAATGGATCGGGTTAAAATATGGAGACATTGTGAAAATTATTCGTTATAATGAAAATAGCGGGGAATCCTTTTACTATAGATCTTGCTTCTAAAATAAAATATATATAGTAATAGAGGATATATTGAATGGCGACAACGCTTGTAAATAATGAAATAAATATGATATCTGAAAAATTATTGATATACAATCGTGAATTTTTTAGTAAAATAAGCAGTGCTGGCGGACAGAACGGACTACTTAGCGAGACCACCGCGTTAAAAGATGTTGTAAAGTTAAATATACCGGCTGCTACAACAGAAGCCAAATATAGCACTGATCAGTTTGGTAAATTTATTAAAAAAATTATTAATTTCAATATTAAAAACGTTTCCAATTTGGCGGAAACTGAGAGTGAATTATGTTTTGTAAATAAAACAGCGGAAGGGACATTAGGATATCAAACTAACATTAAAGATACTCTTATAAACACATTAAAGGTCGTTAATGTTTTTGTAGATATATTAGAGGCATATAAATACTGTATAGATAATGAAGATAAAGTAACTTTTGATACGGGATATGCTGCTGATACCGAAATTAAAAGAATAGAGTTAGTATCGGATAAATCGAGATTTTGGCATTCGTCGGCTTTCGTACCGGGCTCTGATAACCGGAATGTTGGATTTATACGCCCGGTTACATTGAGTGGGGCTGGGCAAACATCAAAAAATGTGCTATTTCTATCGATACAAAGTTTTAATACGGAGATGGGTGACGATGATTATAATTATAAAGATTTTTTTACAAAGGGAGGTTCAGCTGAAGTTAACGCAGCAACTAAATTTTTGAAAATTGAAGCTAGGTCAACTCCAGCTACGGATACAACAGATATAGGTGATTATAAGCACCAGAGATATAGTGGGGAAGAAGTACCAAAAATAACGGAACTATCATTAATAGATCGCGATAAGACTCTTATCGTTTTATTATTAAAAACCTTATTTGAACTTGATACAACGTTCCGTAAACAAAGTGTTTATGCTCTCTATTATTATTATAAATTTGTGCAATTATATTTTACATTAATAATACATGTATCAAACGTCATGTTCCATGATGTAAAATTAAATGGTACCAGTGCATTTAGGATTGCGACATTTAATACGACAACAAATAAAAAAACACACGGAGTATCCGCTATTGAATTTTATAATACCGGCAGCGCGACGGCTGTTAAAACAGCTTCTGGTGTTACAGCAGCGGGGGATTTCGTAAAAGTACCAGGGAGCCAAATTCCATCAACTGATGCGAATCTTAGTAGTAATGGGAGTGTTATTATCAGAGGTAAAGGTTATTTACAAAGTCCAACTTTGAATCTAACACCATCTAGCAAGACTCTAAAAGCCACAATTGTTCCAATGGTTTATGCTGAAACAGCATTAACCAACGATGAAAATATATGGAGATTAGATACTGTTATTAAAGAGATTAATGAGACAATAACGGTTTTATTAGACGATTTATCATCAACATACAGTCTATTAGATAATAGATTAGTCATTACAACTAATTCAGGAGTAACAGAATCAGAACAGACAATAGTTTATCCGTCGTCGACTAATAAGGTTACTATTAGGGTGTTAAAACCATCTATAATTAGTGCATTGAATAGTTTAAAAGATAAATACAATATAGAAAATGATTGTATAATATACGATCGATTATACAAATATTCCTACGATATAAAAAGTATAGAGTATAATACTACAAATATTGAAATTACAATAAATGCGGTGTTTGTCGATACCGATATACCCTTAAATGATCGATCTGTGCGAGTATATCGGTCAGATGATGGCAACGTTTTACAAACTAAACCGGCTCTCGAAACTCCCAAACAATACGCTACAACTAAAGATTTTCTTGAAATTAAAATGAAAGATACGAGTTCTTACAAGACAAATTATATATCAATAAGGAATGAAATATATGATTTAGAAGAAAAAATAGCATTTAAGACAAGCAAAGTAGAGCGTCAAAACACTATATATGAAACCCAAAATAGTAAAAAAATATTTTTAGAAAGACAAATATTAGCATACAATATCATATTGGCGATTATCCTATTAATCCTCGTTGCTATAAATGTTGTTAAAGTAGATAAAGAAATTGTGAAAACAGTATCTTTATCTTGCTTGGGAGTTATAATATTATTATTTGTAATATATTTTATATCAAATATGACATACGTAGAGACATTTGCGGTGACTAGTGGTAATGCGGTGACTATTGCTAATCCATTATATGCGTTGGGAAATGCTGGTTTCATTTCTTCAACTTCAAACGATTATGGGAGTGGTTCAGTGTCCGCAACCTATACGGCAAAAAAGATAAAGATTTTAAATGGCGAAATCAATAAATTAAATATGCGGTTTATAAGTTATTTTGAAAAGCTAATTATTACGCTTCCTGCGTCAGAAAATTTTGATTTTTACAAGGAGATTAAAGAGGTTGTAGAGAATGACAAAGAAAACAAGAATTTTACGAATAATACTCTAGACTACAGTAAAAATCAGAATGAGAATAACATTAACTCGGTAAAATACGAGTTAGAAAATAACAAGTTATATTTAAATACGATTTTAATATCAGCGATCATCTTTGTTGGGTTATATAATATGTATATTAACTATCTTACGGACGACAAATATCTATCTTTAATGATATTTATATTCATGATCATATTCATCATCATCTTATCTTATTACTACATCACGGCGAATAGACGCGTCAAAACGGTCTTTAAAAATATATATTGGGGTCCTGAATTTTCAAAGAGTTTCTAGTTATCCATTTATCCATTATTTTTTTATAAATTATATAAAAAGTTATAACTTATATATTGTAAATGACTACGAAGAAAGCAAATAAGAAAGTTGATGCTGGTGCGGACGAAGAGGACGACGAATATAGTGAAGACGATGATGAATATGAAGACGATGAGGATGATGAAGACGATGAAGACGATGAGGACGATGAGGATGATGATGATGATGTGGATGATGATATGCGACCATCGGGAGGATTTTTTAATAAACATGATGAAGATGAACGAGATACAAGAGATACACGAAATAAGCAAGGTGTGTTTTTAATATTGAAAAGGATTCCGCAAAAACCAAAGAAATCAATTAAAAAAATAAAATATAATTTTTATAAGAAATATAATAATGACGAAAAGAAGTACTTTGATTCTTTAACAAAGAAAGAGAAGGCTAGTGTAAGTATTTTAGAGGATAAATTAGAGGCGAGTAAAAAGGTTCTTCGTGTCCCGATGCGATTCAAAATTTTAGATTTAGAAATGAACGAACGAACCAAACGAAGTATTATTTTTAAATTAGAATGTTTAAACCGTATGTCAAGCACATCTGGCGAATATCACAAAATAAATAATTGGTTGGGTGTATTGAATGAACTACCTTTTAACCGATATTATAAAATTCCTGTAAAGAATACGGACGGGAACGACGCGATTTGCTTGTTTTTAAGTAATATTCGCGCGCGAATGAATGAGCAAATATACGGGCACAAGGAGGCGAAGGAGCAGATTGTTCGCGTATTGGCGCAGTTAATATCGTTTCCAAAAGCAAATGGGTATATTATAGGGATACAAGGTGCCGCGGGAATAGGAAAAACGAAATTGATTAAGGAGGGGATATGTAATGCGCTCAATTATCCGAATGCGTTTATATCATTGAGTGGGACGGACGATTCGTCCTTTTTACGAGGACACTCGTATACGTATGAGGGTGCTACCTATGGGAAGATATGTGAATCGCTTATAAAGACGGGTATTATGAACCCGCTTTTATTATTTGACGAATTGGACAAGGTATCTAATACAAACAGAGGGCAAGAAATTATTAATACGTTAATTCATATTACGGACCCGGTTCAGAATGACAGATTTACAGACAGATACTTTGAGGAAATTGACCTGGACATATCGCGTTCAATGATCGTGTTTACCTTTAATGACGAGAGTCTTATCAACCCGATTTTAAAAGATAGAATGATCGTTATCAATGTGAAAGGGTATAACAATCAAGAAAAACTCGTATTGGCAAAAGACTATATCATACCCGAAATATTGGTACAATATAACCTTAAAAAAGGGGATATACTATTCAGTGACGAGGTACTGACGCATATTATAGAGACGTGTGAGAGCGAAGAAGGCGTTCGCAATTTAAAGCGTGCGATCAACAATACGATATCGTGGATAAATATGATGCGTTATGTATCGACTGACAATATATCCATAACGCTACCATACGAGATTAATACGAAGTTTTACGATAAATATTGTGCGAACGGTGGCATACACAGTATGCGAAGAGACGTATTACATTCCTTATATAATTAATTTAAAATTCATATAAAGTATAAGTGTAAGAAGGAATGACACCTACTATCTATACGAAGACAGCGAAGACAGCGAAGACATCGAAGACAGCAAATGACGACTTTCGAGGTGTAAAAGCGAAAAGCGTTGGGGACACTGTAGATGACACGTGTAATAGTATAACAGGACATTCAAAATTTATATTCTTCGGTTGTTGGAATAATATAAATTGTAAGAAAGACTATGTTTATCGCGATATTGTATTGGATTATATTCGCGACAATGAGACTGAAATCAAGCAATTATATATTGCTGGCGATAATTGGTATCCTAATATTCGCGCGAATTTCAAGGTTTATTTGACGGATATATTGACTACGGGATATGCTAAATTATACGCGATGAATAAAGAGGTTTATATTGCTGTTGGTAATCACGACGAAGACAAGGACGATGATGCGAATATATTAAAGAAGGATTGTAATATCAATACCCAGAAATATTATTTACAACAGATTAAAAAGAAGGTGTTACGAAAAGATACGCCTCCTACATTAGAATTATTACATTCTCTTGCATCACGAAACGAATTGGATGATAACTATTTATGTAAAAACGGTGTGTATATATATGTAGATAATATAGGCGTGTGCTATAACAAAGGCAATATCATCATCATCATAAATACCAACCGATTTGATGATGATGATACTGGAGAAAAATATATAAGAAGCATAAATACGGTTATAAGGCGTGTTAATCGGAATAAAGGCAACGAGCAGATATTTGTAATGGGACACGTCCCGTTATTTAGTTACAAGAAAGACGATATAAAACTACATAAAATCAATAAAAAAGATGACAATTATGATAAATTTATATGTAAACTATTTAATATATTTGCTACACATAACATCGTCTATATATGCGCGGATACGCATAATTTTAGCATAATGAGGATTCAATGCGAAGACAAGGTAGTTATCCAGATAACCGCCGGCACTGGCGGAGCAGACCCTGATATATTAAAAGAATACATCGATGGAATTGATAAAAAGGTCGATATATTTCATATAAAAGCATTCGCATTAAATCCTTACGGGTATGTTACGATAAACACAGCAAATGACAATATCACTGTGTGCTATACACAGATTATAACGGGGACATCGGGGACATCAGGAACAACGGTTAAACCGAAGAGATTCACATATACGGTTTCAGTCGCTAATAAAACGATTGTATATAAAGGATATGTAGAACTTTCTACATTAGATATCGGGAGAAATACTTTGGTTAAAACGAAAATATGCGGGGTAAACGGAGTAAAAGATTCAATTGGATATATAACAAGCAAGGATCGTTCTATTGCTTGTTATAAAAAAATAAAGGTGGAAAAATAAAACATTACCAAGTAATAAATAAGATGTATATATACGCTGTTCTTGTGGTAGTCCTCGCATTTGCCGCGGTATTCGCGACAGTATTCGCGATGTTTTACGCTTACAATATCGAAACCAATAACACCGAAACACACGTCCATTTTATGACATCTAATGAAACCGCCCGTTTTTTTGCGGAAGATAAGGATCGTTATGTTCACAATATGTCCGCATTAGATTTACACGCGCGCAATGTCAAAACATCCGCGGAATATATTAACAGAATAGAGGATATCGCGATATCTTTTACAGAGGATGAAAAGGACATATTGCGTCGGTGCACGAAGGATGCAGACATCTATTTAAGAAACGAGGTATTTAGTGAACTTGAATATGGGAAACATCTAAACGGAGGTGCGATTGCTGATATTAAGTGGATCTTCGCAAACACCTATTCGAAGTATGAACTTGATGTTATAAAAGAGTATGAACAGGGATTACCGCATACACGAGAGAACATTATCTTATTATCAAAAAATGTTTTAAAATACGACGCATTGAACTTGACAAATACCTTAATACACGAGAAGATCCATATTTATCAACGATATAACCCGGTAATATTTGATACCATCATAAAAGAGATGGGGTTAAAGGAATTAGACAAACGCGTCTTTAAACAAGCGAAGTATATCCGCTCAAACCCCGACACGAACAATAAAATTTATTATTATCCAGAAGCTGGAAAAGATGCCGACGCATATGACATTGAGAAGGTGATGGTGTGTCTGTATCGCAATGACAAACCAAATAGTATTAATGATGTTATACAAAAGAACTATACTGCTGAACATCCTTACGAGAAGATAGCGTATGAAATTGGCGAAAACTTTCATAAAAATAATAAGAATAAATATATAAATATAAAGTAATTTTAAGGAGTATAGAGAAAGATGGACGATGTTATGAAACAAGCACCAGAGCATATAAAGAAAGATGATGCGGAGATCATCTTTAAAAAGAATAATGAGAACGTTACGGATACGTTGATTGAATTGTGGAATTTGGAGGCACCTAAACCGGAAACCGTCGCGGTCGAGGAAAAGGATAAATGGGCGAATATAAGGGATATTTGCGATTCTTATGATCTAGAAATGCAAACACAGTTAACTCTTATGAAGAAGAATATTCTATAATATAGAATAGATAAATAGATAAATAGAATGGCAATTGAAACCTATGAGTTTGGGAAATTAACGACAGTAATTAAAGATGTTTTTCCAGTGAAAAAGTGTAATCAACTATCATGTCAATTTAATTTCAATTCGTTTGGCAAATACTTTAATATGGCATCAGGGCTTTTATCGGGGAATGATTACGTTTTAAAGCAGGTTAAAACACTTGGACGAGGTGATGGTGATGGTGGAGATAGTAGTTTCGCGGACGAAAACGCGTATGATTTTACATCACCTTCAAAATTCTTGTATTATAACACAGATATTAAATATCCCGTATATAATTAGATTTAAATGTTTCGTAATTTCGTATTAGAAATATTTTTGATACTATTAATATTCCTCGTGGTATTATCAATGATACCGTTAATTGAATTGAAATACCATAGTGATTTGTATGAGACAATTGAAAATTTTAATAAATACTGCTTGAACAATGATTTTGATTTGATTAATGATCTGGATGTGAAAGATACGTATATGTGGAATATGTGTAATTATCTATATGATTTTGATACTGTTGATGGGTATTTTAAAAAAAAGGAAAAGGTAGAAGAAAAAGAATTAAAAGATGCGGTTACAGAAACAGAAGATGCGGTTACAGAAACAGAATCAAAACTATACCTGTATTATCTAAAGATGTCTATTGCGTTTTTATTGGTTATGCTTGTGTTTTTTATTTATGTAATTATTATTTATAATTATGAAATATGTATTACGGAAAGCGACGATATCCAAATCAAAGAATACTTACGATACTGCGGATATGCGTTGTTTATATATGTCCTCTTGTTTATAATCTTCTTCTCGCTAATATTAAAGAAAACTACTGAGTTATACAAGCAAGAGGACACTCTAACATATGAATATATAATGTTAATGAAATCATTGGACATCATTTTAAAGGAAAATAAAATGGATAAACCTGATAATAAAACGATCATAGATATATTGAAAAAATATTCTAAAAATAAAATAAATGACATAGGACACGTAGCGATCAATAACAAAAACGCGATGTATGAACTTAAAATAGCGCAAGAGAAGAAAATAAAATCAGCGGAAAAAGTATACGATAACTATAATATATATTTAATAAAATTAAAAAATATTAATCGCCTTGCGTATTATAACAGCGACGAGTCGAAGAACAAAGTGAAGGACAAGGTAGCTGATATATTTCGCTTTATTTATGTCTACGTAATCTTTTTAATTGTCCCGATCTATATTCTATCTATATCGCTCAAAGGGAACTACATATATTTATTAGGAACAATCATCGCAATCATCATATTTAGCGTAACAGTATATAATATATATAATACTTTGCAATAGATCGGTATCTACTATCTTTTTTTCTTTATAAGGTTTAAAGTTAAAGTAAAATAAAATGGCATTCGCTTCAACTATAAATCTAACAATAATAACGATGATGATTATCATATATTTAAATGAGATGCGAAATATCAGTATGTTCATCTTTAATTTCAACTATATAAAGGATTTGGCGAGAATCACAATGGACGAGAAATGTAATGGTATCTATTGTGAAGCGGAGACTGACCGATATAAAATCGCAGAAAACAGTTATAACTTGCTTATGCCCAATGATGTCTTCAATTCAAAGACCTACACTATCTTTGTCTTTATAATCTCTATAATGATCTTTATTTATTACTATCGTATGCTTGATTTATATAATTACAAGGATGGATATTTTGGTGAATATTTTAATTATAATTTAATTTTGTATATTTTAATACACGCTTTGTTACTAACTATTTTATTATGGATGATCATCTACAGATATATCCCGAATGATGAACAAGGGTATAATAACTATTTTAAGATTAAATGGGCACCTCAATCTGAAGATAATAAAAACACTATTAGGGGAGTTGTAGCATTTTTTGCTATAGTAACTTTTATAATAATAGGATCTGTTTGCATTTTGATTCTCTATGGATATGGATCATATTATTATTCATATTTTAAATCATATATTAAATTTAAGACCTTTGCGGTTGTGGGTTCTTTGTTTATAATCTTCTTCTCGCCAATATATATTCCTATAATTTTATATAATTTAGATGGAGGAGAAACATACAAAATAACCGCATCGTTTGATGTAATTTATGTGTACTTGATTTCACTTATACCACTTTTTGTAGTCCTCCTAAAGTGTGATATTTTAAAAAAAATTATAAGCAGTGACACAGATATAGACGAAAGAAAGAAAGGTATTATACTTATTATTTATATAGCTTGTTTCATTGCTTCAATTTTCCTTCTAATATATTTAATGAATATCGTGATGAGTTTCCGCAATAACACAACACCTATATTGAAGACGAAACCCTTATCCTGGTCGCTTAGAAATTCATTAAATAATCATGTGGATTATAGAATTACCGACAAAGACAATAAAAATATTAAAACTGAATACGATATTATTAAAAAATATAAGGATTCTCTTGGTAATAATATTTCTTCTGTTCTTGATGTTTATATAGCGTTTGAAGAATTATCAAAAATTGCTTATAATTCAATAACAATTCCAGAAACATATCGTACAAAACTAAAAGATACAATAAATAAGAGTGATATATATAACCCAAAAGATGATGTTAATATGTCAAAACTATCATTAATTTTTGATGGAAAGAAGGTTTTAATACCAAATGATTATGGAGATATTACAAATATAGAAGATGAACGTCTTAAAAATGATCCAGAATTCAGTTCATCGCACATTTATAATAGTAATGATCGTAATGCGAATTATATATATACAGCAGATATTTCATATGACAACCCTAATTTATTCTATGAGAAATATTGGGATATGAAGGATACAGATTACGAATTTTTATTGCGATATGATTACGGATTGCCTACATTTTTTCAAAGGTTATTAAAAGGAGGGAAACCAAATCTAACGAAACTTTTAGTTTCTCTCTCTATTTTCATAGGTATATGTATATTCATTTTATTCATCATATCCTGTTTCAGTAATTTTGAAGGATTTTTAACAAACTTCTCTAATATATTAGCACCTCTCATCGCATTTGCGATACTCATTGTTTATATCATTATATTTATCCGCTTTAATACAAACTTTAATAAGAACGTTGTTTATAAGTGTTTGGATTGCAGTTATAAAAGATCATTAAATAAATTGAATACGATAGTATCTCCTTATATACGAATGTATGATAACAAGATTACAAGTGGCAATAAAAATTATACACAGCACTATATTATCGCCAACGTATTCTATTCTATATTGAGCGGTAATATAAATTTAGCAGATGATGAAGTTACTATAACAAGTATTAATGACGATAACAATAATCATAGTTATATTTTTGATACAAAGTATAAATTAGCGGATATGAATAGTAATATACTAACCGACGAGAATCTTTATAGAGAATTTGCGGATATGAATAGTAATATACTAACCGACGAGAATCTTTATAGAGAATTTTACAAGAAAAGATTTAAAAATCTATATAAGGAAAGATATGATAGCAATGATGTTGATAATATGAAAGGTATTGATAATATATACAATGTATTCGAAAAAATATTTAGAGATGTGGATGCCAATAAAAAAATAGGAAATACTGAAAATAGATTTGAGATATATTTTCAAAGTATTTTTAAGAGACCATTCATTCGTAAGATTTATTTTATTATTAAAAGATGTATTCAATTGTTTGAAGAAGATGAGTTTAATAATAAATATAAAGACGACACATCAGCTACTTATAGTGATACGTATAAAAAATTTAAATTTTATCAAAGCAATGATAAACTCATTCCGCATAAGTTTATATTAATATTAAAAACGAAAGCGGAAGTTGATAAATTTATTGAGTATGATAATAATATAGAAGAATTTAATAATATATTATTAAATAAGTTAAATATCATATCTACAGGTGAAACAGCAGATATGACATCTATTTTGAAAGATATAACAGATGAGGACTCAACAAACCAGAATAAAGATATTCAGAGTAAATGTATTATTAAAATAATCGCAAAATATTTATTAATTATGGGGCATATAAATTATAATAGGATTGAATATAAGGCAATCACTGGAACAACAGAGGAGGATAAAGAAAATAAAAAAAATATATATACTTTAAATACACTAAATTTATATCAATTAATTTCCAACGTGTCTTATGCGGACACTTTTAATATTGATGATACTTTTGGTAAAGATGAAAAAAAAATTTTGACAGACGAGAAATACAAAAAGCTAACCTATATGTATAATTATTTAGACACAAAGTATAATATCTTATCTTCCAATAATAATAAAAATTACTTGATAAATATCATCAAGAGTATTAATAATACACTTAATAATGACAATAAAACAATAGATCTTGACGATATTAAAGAGTCGCAATATTTATTCAGCGACAGAATAAAGGAGATTGATATGATACCAGAATATGAGGATGAAAAGGCAATTTTAAATAAGGCACAAGAGATATCAACGACAACCTTTGAAGGTACCTATTTTGGAAATATGCTCATCATATTATTCTATATTATAGGAACTATCTTTTTCAAGATTAAATAATCTTTTTAACTATTAAATACATAGAGGATAGTAAGTATGTCAACCCCAGAAGAAAAAAGAGAAAATAATACTTGCGTAAATAAAGATATTGATTATATTGATTTTGATTTTGAAGACATACCTGTAAATTTCAGTAAAGGAGACTCGCCTAATAATCCCGATAGAAGTAGTTGTTGCTATGATCTCGTGAAGAAAATGCGTGAGTTTTTACACAAGGATACGTATATGCTTAGATATCCAGAAAACACTAAGGAGGACAAAGATAATACCGATAGAATGCGAGTATTATATAGCAAGTTTTTCCAATCCTACATAGTGAAAACAAGCAAGCCAATAGATCAGTCAAATAACGGAAGGTATTTTAACACATTTGGAATATTGCCATTGGAATTAATGCCAGCATCCTATATACCTTTCAACTATAAGAAGTTTGATATGAACTTGGATAGATTAACAAATGGAGGGAGCTTTACAGACGACGACTATAAGAAGATATTCGTAGATTATAATCCAACACTCAAGAAAATAAAAGGAAACGAAACGAAATACATAGACGGCGATGATTTAAAGAAATATTTGACGTATTGCCTAGATAAAAAACTGAGCAACCCGAAAGCGATTTTCAACGCGTATAATACATACAGGATGACCGCTGGCGTATGCGTGCTGTGGTTTATTATTATTATAATGATGCTTTTTGTATTGTATTCTTATTACCGCGATGCGTATTCCTATATTCTATTAGGTATCATAATTATAGTCGTGCTAATCGCTATTATATCGAAGATGATATATATCCTTAATTTAGACTAATTTTATTATCTATATTACGATTAAGGAAGGTATAAATAATGAATAAAGAAGCATTACAATCCATATACGCATATAATATGCTATTTAACAGTTCAAGTGATAGTGATAATGTGGGTGAAAATGTTAAATTTAATACGGATTTAATAAGCGATTTTGATTTACAGAACTTTGACGCAAAACGTTTTGAATATTATACGACCCTATTAAAAACGTTTGATAATGACATGGATACATTGAAGAACGTATTAAATAAATATAATAGCGTCAAGAGTTTAAGAGTAAAGGAGAGGAAATTAATACGAGAAATCAACGATTATGTAAATAAAATAAATAGTGTGAAGACTGGCGGAGGAAATAAGCCTATGACGGCAAAGCAAAAAGATAGAATTAGAAGGGCGAAAAAAAAAATAAAAAAAAAATATGGAAATGAAGAAGATGAAGAAGATGATGAAGAAGATGAAGATGAAGATGATGAAATAAATGAAACTGAATTGAAAAAAAAAATAAGTGATTTAATTTCAAAAGTGAATAACCCTGGTAGTAATACAGATAAGAAGAAAGCTATATTAATTCATTATCTCAATGATTTAAAAAAGTTAGATTTTCAAAAAGGTTTAAAATTAAAAGAAATAGAAGAGTATGAAAAAATAATAGAGGATTTTGATAAAGAAATAAAAAGGTTTTCAGGAGGAGGCTTCATTAGCGATAATAATAGAGATAATTTTTTAAAGAAACTAAATGAAAGTAATAAAAAAAACGAAGGTCTGGGTAGTAATATTTTAGAAGAAGCAAAAAATATCATAAATATAGCGAAAAAATTTGTAGAAAAAAAAAGGCTCGAGTTAAATTCAAACGAAGATTCAAACGAAGATTCAAAAGAATATAAATATAAATATTTAAAAAGAAAACTTTTAGGAAAAATAACAGGTGGAGCAAGCGCGGAAGAAAAATATAGTGACGATACATTGAAATCTCAATACTTAGATAGACAACGTTACGATAATATTTCCCCCGTCATCAAAGATGAGTTAAGGAGTGTAAATGATAATAAAAAGGGTAATTTGGTTCGCATCAAGACAGATAACAAGATTGATCAATTATCAAACGACATTGAAACATATAATGCGTTATCTATACAAGGTCGGGAGGCGAATAAAGAGGATATTATAAAGAAAATCAAGGATTTTGAGAATGATCCGCTGAATCCCTTGGAAGAGTTGGAGATTACTCTAGACGACCGTATTGTATTCATCATTGCCACATTTTTTATTCGGTATATTACGATAATTATGGTGCAATGGTGTATTGATATCAATATAATAAAGTCATTTTACGAAGGATTCATATATTATGCGATCATATATATCATATTGTTTTGGTTTGTCGTGTTATTCATTAATATAGATAATGGTTATGATATTAAATACATGAATTTAAATGGGATTATCAATAGCATCCGCTCGCTGTTTTACTATTTTTATATGGGGACGAATGGTATATCACGCTTATTAATCCATACATCGCTCATACTATTATTGATCGTCATACCGATCATATTGAATATCAAGAAGAAACCCGAGTTCAAGGACGAAGCGAATGACGAAGACGATACAGTTGAGAGCGCTAAAATATTAAATTACGAAGAACGAAAGCAACTTTCAAAGACGTTGACACTGTTCACGATGTTTATATGGTTATTCACGAGTATAATTGCGACAAAGTTTTAATATATATATCTCTAATTATTTTAGATAGATGAATGGATAACTTACGCTATATATCTTTACAATATATCAAGGGGGATAATTATGAAAAAATACAATGCTTCAAATACGAAGAAATTATGGAATTATTAGCATATATTAAACTGTCTGGTGATTATTCGCAAGATACTTTGAATAAATTAAAGAAAATGAAAGAAAAAGACAAGTGTCCTGTTGGAGAAAGTTTTTTAAATGATTTGGTTAGTTATTATAATTTTAAAGATATTAGAGACGCGATAGACGAGATTGAGAATGACGCTAAGAAGGACGAATTAGCATTAAAAAATAAAAAAAAAATGAAAGGTATATTTAATTCAAATGATACATATGATAAAGAAACCTTAACTGGTCTTTTTGATAAGATTAAAAAAAAAAACACAACAGAAGAATTATATTATTTAAATTCCAAAGATGATAAAGAATTAAAAGATGCAATAGAAAATAGTAAAAACGTTTATAAAGCTATTGAAGAAATTGAAGGCATAGATGATAAAGAATTAAAAGATGCAATAGAAAATAGTAAAAACGTTTATAAAGCTATTGAAGAAATTGATGATAGAAATAATAAAGGCATAATAAAAAAGGATAATAAAAAAGATAAAAAAGATAAAAAAAAGGTAAAAGTAAGCGTAAAAACAGACAATTTAATAGATGGTATATTTGATAAAATTAATAATATAGACGATATAATAAATCATATTATTTTTAATATTGGTGACAATGAAGATAAAAATAAAAATTTAGTATTAATATTTAAAGGTATTTTAGAATACGATGATGAAAAAGAAAAGGTAATGGCATTATTAAAAATTTATAGAAAAATATGCGATAGAAACATCTCCAAATTTGGAAATCTATTCACGAAGACTGATATTAGTAGTATAGATGACGCTTTTATGATAAAATCTTATGCCGTCTTTTTAGATAAATTAGAAAAAATAAAAAAGAGTTTAGAGGGCAAGGATCTAACGAAACTAGAACGGGGATTATCAAATTCGCTTGAAAAGTTGTTTGATTTATATGGTATCAATGATCCCGACGCATTATTAAGCGCCAAAGATGATGAAACAACAAAATACCTGTATGAACATATTGTTCAATAAATTTATTTTTATATACTTTATAATACATAATAAAAAAGAGGGATCGTGAGTGGTAATTTTTAATTGGAATAGGCAAGACCGCCCATACCAGAGAGGATACGAAGGACGTTATAATTTACCGCATATATGCTGATGACGCCGGTAGTCAGTGAAGACAGTGAGAGCACCGCGGTATCAATACGGGACATATTGAGCGTACCGCTGGGTTGATGTTCCTCGGGTTTAAGTGCGAAGGAATACACGTTGATACCTTGGTGGAACTTGTCGGGGGTATTCTCGTGGTGTTGGTAAGGTTGGACGAGTGAGAAATAATCGCCCTTGCGAGTAGCGAAACGATCATTGCCATTAAGCATTATCTTTGCGCTCGTGACAGGATTGGTTGAATCAAGATGATCGTTGCTGCGTGTTGCGGTAGAGTAATTGTTCCAATATACACCAGCGGTAGTATTCTTTACAGTCCATACAAGTTCCTTACACGGGTGATTGAAGTTCATACGAATACTCTTCATTGATTCGCCAGAAGAAGTGATAGAGTCAGCACCGGTGAATTGAAGTTGTTCAATTAAATACTCGTGTGACAGTTGGGCGAATCGGCGACGCTCATCAGTATCAAGGAATATATAATCAACCCATAGAGTAGCTTTTTCCAATTTAAGAGTTAAAGCTGAAGCATTTGGAAGATCATTGTTCGCGACAGGAACAACAGTAGAAGGTGTTGTTTTTGCTTTTAATTCTTCCTCAAAGGTGAAGTTATTTGCGTTAACATCCTTCATTAATCCTTCGCTTTCATATTCGATATTGATTTTAACTTCGTGGTATTGAAGAGCGATTAAAGGAAGTGCGAGACCGACGTTGCGACAGAACCAGAATTCAAGGGGAACATACAGTTCGTAGCTTTGACCTTGACCAAGTTTGGTGCATACATTATGCGCGTTAGCACCAACCATCGTGTTGTATCCGTTGCGTTTTCCGATAGGAAGGGAAAGTTCATTCCATATATATAGCCACTCGGAGTAGTGCTTGTCGATACGTTGTCCGCCAATTTCAAGTTCAATCGTCTTTAATAGCTTATGTCCAAAGTTAGGAACAAGAGCAACCGCATCTCCAGCAGTTCCAGTAGAAGCAGTAATTACACCGTAGAAATATACACGGTGGATTAAATCACCGTTGCGGGTGATTTGGAAACTCACGCGAGAACCGAGAGAATTACTGCCAGTAGGGGTTTGCTCGATCGCTTCGATAGCAAAGTTCGTATGACGACGATAGACAACTTTGAAGAAGGTAATTTGAGGATTACCGGTTAAATAAACATCCTGTGCTCCGTAAGCTACTAATTGAAGAAGACCACCACCCATTTACGCTATATTCTTTATACTATTAGAGGAGAAAAAAAAAAGGGCATTAATACATTCGTTTCCTATATTCATATAGAATATAAATAATGTTTCAATCCATGTCATTATTTAATTGGAATAGGCGAGACCGCCCATACCTGAGAGGATACGGAGAACGTTGTAATTGATAGCATACACATTTAAAGTGGTGTTCACATTTAAATCATCCTGGAAGTCAAGGGAAAGAGTAGCAGTATCAATACGGGACATATTGAGAGTTCCACTGGGTTGATGCTCTTCTGGTTTAAGGGCGAAAGAATATACGTTGATGCCCGCGTTCGCTGGGATATTCTCGTGATGTTGGAATGGTTGTATAAGATTGAAGTATGATCCGGGGCGACCTGAGAAACGATCATTGCCATTTAATATGAGTTTGGCGGAAGCGATAGTATTTAAAGAAGCGATCGCTTTATTTTGTAGTATGTTCTCGTTATAATAATATGGAACGGATGGGATTGCGGCATTTGTGGTGGTGTAATTGAACCAATTATTGTTGTTAAGTGCTTGGTCAGTAGCACTTGCCTTCTTGTTCGCGAACCATATAAGTTCCTTACAGGGGTGATTGAAGGATAGCTTTGAGTTTAACTTTGTAGATGAAACAGATTCTGAACCGGTGAATTGAAGTTGTTCAATTAAATATTCGTGGGACAGTTGGGCGAACCGACGGCGTTCGTCAGTGTCAAGGAATACATAATCAACCCATAGGGTAGCATTAGGGAATGTGGAAAGTGCGGTTCCTCCTCCTTGGCATAATGCGGCAGTCTCAAATTGAAGGTTGATTTTAACTTCGTGATATTGGAGAGCGATTAAAGGAAGTGCGAGACCGACGTTGCGACAGAACCAGAATTCAAGGGGAATATAGAGTGTTTTATCCTTAAGAATATCGCCTGATTGCCCTACCATTTTATTATAACCATTGCGCTTTGACATAGGAAGTGAGAGTTCGTTCCACACGTATAACCAATGTGAATAATGCTTGTCTATCTTTTGTCCTCCGATCTCAATTTCTACATAGTTGATAACACGGTGTCCATAGAATGCACATAATGGTGCGTTATCAGATATTTTAAGAGAAAGATAGATACGATGAATTAAATCGCCATTGCGAGATATTTGGCAAGTTACACGATTACCATATCCGGGGGTTCCGTTGAAGGTTTGACCAATCGCCTCAATTGCGAAGTTCGTGTGGCGACGATAGACAACTTTGAAGAAGGTAATTTGAGGATTACCAGTTAAATAAACATCCTGTGCTCCGTAAGCTACTAATTGAAGAAGACCACCACCCATTTACGCTATATTCTTTATACTATTAGAGGAGAAAAAAAAAAGGGCATTAATACATTCGTTTCCTATATTCATATAGAATATAAATAATATTTCAATCCATGTCATTATTTAATTGGAATAGGCAAGACCGCCCATACCTGAGAGGATACGGAGAACGTTGTAATTGACTGCGTATATGTTGATACCATCATAAAGAACAGCGGGTGTTCCAGTGCTTTCGGTCTTGAGCGCTTTGGTGGTAACCATCAGAGTTGCGGTATCAATACGCGACATATTGAGAGTTCCGCTAGGTTGATGATCCTCGGGTTTGAGGGCGAAGGAATACACGTTAATACCAGGGTTACTAGGTATATTTGTGTGATGTTGGAAAGGTTGAACGTGTGAGAAATAAGAACCTTCGCGAACACTGAAACGATCGTTGCCGTTCAATTGAAGAATAGTATCGCTGAAAGGAGATGCCGCATTAATTGAAGACCCCCTAACATTGCCAAAGTTGAAACCCGCCATATAATTTGCGACACTATAATCATTTATACGGATGGTTGTTTCTAGCGCAGAAGCCGCCGGAGTCGTAGCGAGAATTGCTTGAGGCTTTTCGGCAATTAAAGCTTCTGTCAAATCTACATTATCAGTATCAGTGTAGTTATACCAAGAAGACTTGTAGGCGTAATTGTTAGGTTTTGCGACCCATATGAGTTCCTTACATGGATGATTGAAGTTCAGTTTGATACGGTTGGTAGAACCGCCATTTAAGGTTTCCGTTCCGGTAAATTGAAGTTGCTCTATTAAATACTCATGTGATAGTTGGGCAAATCGTCGGCGTTCATCAGTGTCAAGGAATATATAATCAACCCATAGAGACATATCGGTAATGTTAGGAACAGTAATGCCGTTAGTGGCACCGGCTGCTTCGTCGAATATTTGCGGAGTAGCAGCCGTATCTGTGGCGCTCTTTAGATGCATAATACAGTTTTTCTTTTCTTCAAAATCGATCTTGATTTTAACTTCGTGATATTGAAGAGCGATTAAAGGAAGTGCGAGACCGACGTTGCGACAGAACCAGAATTCAAGGGGTATATAAAGGGTTGCGCCATTAAACGAGGTAACGTCCTTGTCAGCGCCAACCATCGTATCATAACCATATCGCTTGCCACGCGGGAGGGAGAGTTCATTCCAGATGTATAACCAATCGGAGTAATGCTTGTCTATTTGTTGTCCGCCGATCTCGATGAGAACGGATTTAATGAGGCGAAGACCTATGTAATTGACATATCGCGCACCGTTAGTTAAATCGGATAAGATGCCGGTGATCATGGGTAATTCTACTTGGAGATATACGCGGTTGATTAAATCACCGTTACGGGATATTTGGCAATTTACGGTCTGTCCGTATCCTACGGTTCCGTTGAAGGTTTGTTGGATAGCCTCAATTGCGAAGTTCGTATGGCGACGATAGACAACCTTGAAGAAGGTAATTTGAGGATTACCAGTTAAATAAACATCCTGTGCTCCGTAAGCTACTAATTGAAGAAGACCACCACCCATTTACGCTATATTCTTTATACTAT